CCGCGTCCAGCACACCCGTCTCCGCCATCCGAGTCGGAACGGTCTGGCCCATGATGAACGGGCGGCCTTCCATCTTGGCAATCTGCGCGGCTTTGGCCAGCGTGCCTTCCGGCATCCGGTCAATGACGCTGGCCAAGTCTTGATCAATCGCCACCACCGCGCGGTCGGCGGCCTCGTACAGCGGTTTGGACGCCGCCCGTCGAGCGTTGACCGCCGCTTCAAGATCCGGCGTGATCGCGCGCAGCGTGGTCTTGCGGGCGGATTCTTGCCCGGCTTCTATAGCCGCGCGGGTGTCGATTGCGCCGGTCTTTCGCACAGTCTTTTCAATGGTGGCCTGCGTGGCGGGGCTGATAACGCCCGCCCGCGCCAGCGCCTGTTGAGCGGTCATGCCTTGCGCCTCGGGCGCTTGCATGGCTGCGCGCGCTGCCGCCACCTGCCCTGGGGTGCCGAGTGCCTCCCGAACCGTTTTAGCCGCCAGTTGGTTGGGTATCTGCCGCGCGTCTAAGACCCGCCCCACGCCCGCTGCGCCCGCTTGGACCAGCCGGTTGATGGCTGGCGCGGCCAGCCGGCCACCTAGCTCAAATGTCGCGCCCTCGGCGATGTTAGCCACCGCCCGACGGGCTTCTTCCGGCAGCCCGCTAGGCGGCGCTTCCAGACCCAAGGCGATGTCCACCGGACGCAGCGCCTGCTTGGCCATGCCGTAGCCCAGCGCAGCACCAGCCACACCGCCGGCTGCGGTGCCCACCGGACCGCCGCCAAACGTACCCGCCGCGCCGCCGACTAGGCCGCCACCGATCCCGCCCAGCATCTCAACCGTGGGGCCAAGAACGCGGCGGCCTGCAACTGCCGCGCCGTACAGCTGCGGGTACTTTGCAGCCCAAGCGGGCGGCTCCATCCGGGGGCCAGGCACTTCGCTAGGCGCCGCTGCCCGGCTCATCGCGGGCAACTGCGCTTGGATCATGGATTGCGCTTGTTCTGGCGTGGTGCCTTCCGGCACTTCAAACCGCGCTATGCGGCCATCTTCCATCTGGAAACGGGCGATTGGCATTATTCAAACCCCAAGAAACGAGCGCCGCCAGTCGCCGGTGCGGGAGTGGAAGCGGGGGCGGGGGCTCCCGTTGCTGACGCGCCGATCCCAAGCCCGCGTCGCTTGGCCGTTTCAATTCCTTTGTTTATGACGTTTTTCAAATCTTGCGCAGCAAGCACAAACTCTGCTTCGCTAGTTGATATATCCATGCGGTTAATCGCGTCGGTGGCTTTAGCGCCCTCTTTTTCCGTAATCGCACCACCGCCTTTAAGCGATTCAAACGCTTCAAGAAATGATGCGCCTTTAATCTGATTGTAGCGCGACATAAAGCCAGCGGCGGGCGACCCCGGAACAAATCGGGCGCCGGGCAACCAAGTAGCGCCCACAGCGGTTTCAAAACCTGGGTATGGTTGCGCGCCTTTAACCAAGTTGCCTTTGGCGTCACGTTTACCGACGAGTTCGTCTATTAACCGCAATCCTTCTTCAGCGCGTGCGATGGCTCCGGGTAGTTGACGTTGCGCCGCAACCTCGCCTTCCGCTGCTTTTCTGCCAGTAGTGCGGGCGACTTCCATACGACGTTGGAATTCGGGGTCGGCCTCGCGGCGCTGGTTTTCTTCTTGAATGGCCAGCCGACGACCTTCTTGGCCAATTCGTATGCCTTCGTTGCGGATACGTTCCGCTTCACCCGGCGCCATTGTTTTTTCCGCTCGGGAGCCGGGCACTACGGTAGCACCCCCGCCAAGCCCCGGAATCGCTAGCACCTGAGTGGCGCCGCCAACATCTTGGGTAACGGTTTTAGGCGCGTTCAGTTCAATAAACTTTTGCGCCCCCAGCGCGGTCTGCTGGCGCCACTGCGCAAACTGCGCCGGATCGCGGGGGATGCGCGCCAAGGCTTGTTCCAAATTGCCGCCTAGGCTGGCTACCGTGGGGCCGACCACAGGGTCGTTAAATACGGCAGCAGTCCAGATTTGCGCGTCCTCGGGCGTGTTGACCGTAGCCAACGCATCGCGGTAGTAATTGGTTTTGTTTTTAATTAGATCAAAACGTTTTGTTTGCGCTTCCAAGTTGCCTTTTTCAACTTCACTAAGCCCCTTGACGTACGCCAGCCCTTTTTGGCCAAACCCGGTCATCAGCCGTGCCCGCGCTTCCGGCGAGGAAACGTCCGTCACGCCGGACAGATAATTGCGCAGGGCTTCTGATTCGCGTGCGCCAGTCTCCGCCTCGCGCAGCCGCATGGCGTTAAGCTGTTGTTCCTGTTCCGCGCCGCGAATCGTGGCTACCCGCGCCATCTGATTCAGCGGGTTTTCAAGCTGGATGGGCTTGCCGCCCTCGGCGATCGCTGCGTAAAGTCCGTTAGCCATAGTGTGTCCTTAGTCCGTAATCGCCGGTCAACCCATAGGGTTGAACTGCCCTTCAAGGTAGTTCTGCGAAATGATTGGCGTTCCACCATACCCGCTGCCTATAACGGGCGTTGCGCCCGGCTGCCGGTTAATTAGCTGCTGATTCTGCGAGTAGTTCAGGTATGTTCCCAACCCTTGCGTCAGCGCGTTGGCTTGGCCAAGGTAGCCCGACGCGCGGGCTTGCCCCGCGCCTATACCGCCAGCCATGTAGGTCTGGCCAAGACCAGCGCCAAGAGCACCCGCCTGCGCGCTCAATGCCTGCGCCGAGGTCTGACCCACGCCCGCTAGCGATTGCAGGGGGCCGAGCCGCGCCGCCCGTTCAGCCTGGTAACGGTTAAAGGCGTTCATGTACTCTTGCGAGGCCAAGTCTTGCCCGAACCGTTGCGCGCCCCGGAGTGTCGCCCCGGACAGCAGGTTGCCCCGCGCGGCTGCGCTGCGGTCCAGCGCCTTCATGCCCTCGGACAGCCGGAAGGCGTAGCCGGGATCGGCTTGGAACTGCTGCATCCCGAACGGCGTGTACTGTTCGGCCAAGGGGGTCAGCTTGTTGAGCGCGCTAATACCTGCCTGCCGCCACGGCTCTTGCAGCTCGACTTGGCGCTCAAACATCTCCCGCTGAACGGCGGCGCTGGTGTCGGCGGCCTGCGTGGTGGCGCTGGCGGCGGTGCTGGCGGCTTTACTAGACGCCCGCGAACTTAACAAAGCTGACCCTACAACTGCGGCTGCAACAAATCCGGCCATCACTATTCTCCTTGATACGAAATAGCTTGCGCGCTTTCGTGCGTCAATGCTTTGACCCTGTTTTCACCAAGACCGCATTCTGGAACAACATACAGCCGGTCCTCCAAAATAGCCACATCTGTGCAATCATCAGGGTTGTCGTAAATATCCGTCCAAACTACTTCTTCGTCAAACACCCGCCCCGCCCGCTGCGCGCCCGCTTTGGCGTCAAACTCGCAAGGCGCGGTCAATACCCGTATATCATCGTCGATATTTACCGCTATTGTGCCTTTTTCCAGCCGAACCTTGTAGTCTGTTTTATGCGCCGCGCCGGTCAACACGGTCCAAGGCGGGACGATAATCGTGCGCTCGTATACGCCGGGCAAAAACTTATGCACAGTTTGAACATCAGCTTGCGGCATTTCCAGTAAGACATTTTGCAGCGCAACAACCTTGGCCTGCATGGCCGCCGGGTCAATTAGCCCGGTTTCATTCTTAGGCCCGAGTTGCAGCAAGCCAAACAGCTCTTGCTCGGGGGCTAAGGCTATCTCGGTGTGCATTACTGCGTGATCTCGCGGCCCGAAGCCCGGATGTTGATGGCGGTTGCCGTGCCGGCGATTGTGCTGATAAACCCGCCGGTGGCGAGAATCTGCCCAACGATCTCGGGAAACGTGTAAGTTTCCGACGGCTGGAGCGACTTGGTTTTGACGATCAAGTTTTGGTTGCCCGCCGTGTCCGCCAGCGTCACCAGGTTCACGCTGATGGTCGCGGTGCCGGCTGAGTAGTTGGTGGCGGTGAACTTGTCGATAATCGTGGTCACACCGGTAGCGGTGTATTGGGTCGTTTGCGTGTTCTCGGCGGTCTTGGCCGGGATCAGCACTTTGGCGTAAACGGTCATGTTTTGCTCCTTACTCCAATTAAGCCTGCATAATAATCCAATTAGCGCCGTCGGACACCAATGTCGCCCAGGTGCCAGCGGTAGCCGCAAGGATGGCCGTTCCAGCAGCGCCGCCAGCCAGCGGCACCACGTTGGTGGTGTTAGAGATCACCGTGAACGCGGCGATGGTTTTGATCGTAAACTCCCGGCCTGTCCAGCTAGAGGCAGCGGGCAGGGTTACGGTAATAGTTCCGGTGCCGTTGCAGATAACCCAATTTTCTGTATCTGCAAGGGTAAAATTGCCAGTCTTGGTAACAGGAGCGCCACGGCCAAAGGAGCCAGCGACTTGCAGTTTGTTTACCGGCGCGGCGGTGCCTACTCCTACATTACCGGCAGAGGTAATACGCACCCGTTCTGAACTATTGGTTATAAATTTAATCGGATACGCGCCGACTGCGCTTAAAGTCGGCTCACCGGAAATAACCTGCGCCCTAAACGTGCCTGTTCCGTCAGTTACATCAATATAAGTATTTGCGGGGCCGCTAAACCGCGCAGTGAACGCGGCGGGCGATGTAATATCAAGTCGTGCTCCCGGCGAAGTCGTTCCAATCCCCAAGTTACCGGAAGAATTAACACTTACAACCTGCGTTCCGCTAAGTGGCTCTGTGTTATTTGCGCTTGATACCCAAATGCCTAAAGTGCCTTGGGCGGTTGATTCTGGTCGAATGGCCCAATTTCTTCTGCCTGCGGCATCGGTAGAAGCATACATTGTAAGGCCACCAATGTTTGCCGTATTAGCAGAGTTCACAAGCCCGGATTTAATTACGCCACCGATGACTTGTAGCGGGGAAGTGGGCGTAACCACCCCGATTGCCACGTTACCGGCGGAGTCAATAGACATCCGTTCAGAACCAGCGGTGTCAAAATATAATCTACCGCTAACCATTCCTATGTAGGAATTGTTGGCAACGCCATCGGTAAAGTTAATATTAACGTCCGCGCCGCTGCCGTTAGATGCTAAACGCAAAACATCATTCGCGAGCCGAGTTGTGCTAGAACCGCTTACTTTTACATTCAGCCTATAGCCCTGTGCGTTAGTTTCTCCGATTGTTACATTACCGGAAGAATCAATACGCGCGGCTTCGCTGCCGCCTTCAGTAAAGGCAATCGTATCGGCGGTAGGAAAATAAATACCTGTGTTGGTATTGCCAGTAGTCGTAATGGCGGGTAGAGCAGCGGTGCCTGCGGAAAACGTAGCAACACCAGAAGCCGATAGCGTCGTAAACGCGCCGGTGTTCGGTGTCGTAGCCCCAACAGTGCCGTTAATGTTAATGCTGGCCGTGCCGGTCAGGTTTGTGACCGTGCCGGAAGATGGCGTGCCTAACGCGCCGCCGTTGACCACAAACGCGCCAGCAGTGCCGGTATTCACGCCAAGCGCGGTAACGACACCAGTTCCAGTGGTGATGGTGGACGGCGCAACACCCGCACCGCCACCGACAACAAGCGCATTTGACGCAAGCGCTGCGGAAGATGCTATGGTTGTCGTGCTTGAAAAATACGGAATACCACCGGAAGTACCCGAGGCAATTCCAGTACCGCCTCGGCTAACAGCTAGTTGGCCAGACCAGCCTAACGTCAGTGACGTGGCGGCCAACAGCGATGTGGCTGGCGTGCCGCCGAGCGTAAGCGTGACGTTTGTGTCATCTACCTTGGTTAGCGCCGCCCCGCTAACCCACTCCGGCGCGGTAGCCCCGGCGTTGACCTTTAGCACCTGTAGCGCGGTGCCGATGTTCAAAAACGTGGTGGTGCCTGGCGCGGTCTGGTACGGCACTGAGCCGGCTAGGCCGCCGGCTAGGTTAGTAGCCGTGCCAATCGAAATAGATGAAGGCGCAACATTTTTCCAATACTGTAGCACCGAGTCGTATTGGATTAGATCGCCGTTATTAACGGTGCCAAACTGTACGTTGCTGTCTGTGCCGCCCAGCACCGAACCCTGCACGATGCGGACGTGCATGGAACCGGAACCGCCCGACCCAGCGTTGATGACCTCACCCATGTAGGTCTTTTGGTTGGGCGCAACCGGCTTGGTGTTGGTCATGCTGCCAACAAACGCCGGATTGTAGTACAGCGGGTCGCCGTCAGCCCACGTCTCGCCAACGCTGCTGCCAGTCGTATCAAACCCTTTTATGTCACCGCTGATTTGAATCAACCCAAAATCGTTCAGCGCGATGGACTCGGCGGCTATACCGACAATTTGGTTAGGGTCTGTCAGATTAATCGGCGCGGGGGCAACCGTAGTAACGCCGGACGAACCGACCGCGCCGGTGTGGTAGCACACTTGGCCTTTGGTAATGGCGGAGGATGCTCTGGCGTAAATGTATTCGGCTTCGCCTACTTTTAGCAGCACGTTAGGCGTCATCTGAATGCCCAACGTCGTGCCGCCATCCCAAGCTACCGTGCCAACATCGGGCGGCACGCCGCTGGCCGTGGTGTCAAACGTCAACCATGGCACGTTAGCTTGTTGCAGCGCGGCCATTGTGCCCAGCTCGGCGCGCGGCAACAGCTCTAGCCCATCAATCTCTTTCTGTGTTTCGGCGTTGTATTCTTCGCACGGGCATTCGGGCTGCGATTCCAGCGCGTTGATCTGCTTGTCAATCTCGTCAACCTGCGATACCAACGGCGAGTCCGTCGGTGCGTTAGTGGGCGCATTGGGGTCAACTTGGAGCGCCTCAAACGGTACGCTAGGCGGACCTTTTTGCAGGTCGGTCAGCGAAGTGAAGTTACCGCCCGACCCGGCCAAGTTAAACAGGTTGTAGAAGAACCGATACCACTCCCGCGACATCAGCCCCGTGCGCTCGTCGATCAACGGCGTCCGGGGCGCAGGTATCTTGGTAAGATCGGGGATCAGGGTGCTCATGCGGCGGTCGGGCTGGCGATCAGTTCAGCACCCATGATGGCGATCTTGACCGGATCGGTGCCGGACACCTCGTACACCCGGTCGCGGATTTTCATCGACATACCAAGCCGCCGCCAGATAGTGCGATATCCGTACTCGCCAATCTTCCCCATTTTGCGCCAGTGCTCGTTCGACCACGTATGACCACCGTCGTCTGACCAACGCAGCATTGCCTCGGGGTCGGAACCTTGGCCCAACACCAGCCCCACGCCCGTCTCGCAATCCAGTTGCAGACTGTGTTGCGCAGTGCGCTTCAGGTTGTTCTGGCCGGTCGGCAGCGCCCGCCATGACCGGTACCAACGCTGCACTGCACCATCGTCCGCGTAGACGTCAAGGTCAAAAGCATACAGTTTGCCGTTGGCGTAGTCACCAACAATGACTTCGTTGTTGAACGCCACTTGGCAGTTGCTGCGGTGCCGCGTCCAGCTACCGTTATCCCATCCGGCGCGCTCATGCCAGGCTTGCGTCGCGGCATCGTACACCCAGGTCGTGTTGGCGGCCGGAAAGATCAGCACGTAGAAGCTGTGGCCGTCCTGCTGGTAGGTGTAGCCGATAGCGTCGGACAGGTCGCCGTATTGTTGGATGTGCCACTCGACCGCGTGGGTAGAAATGCGCCGCCCGACGTAGCCTTCCGCCGCGTAAACCATGCCTTGCCCCCGCGCGTCTTTACCCAACCAGAACACGCGGTTGTCCATCTTGGCGATGCTGTAGGCCGCCGCGCAGCCGATTTCGTTGAACGCGCCTTGGATGCGCT